GAAAGCCGTGTACATCGAGAGGTGTAAGCACGGTTTGGGAGGGGCTTTGTGCAAACCTGTCATCGAAAGATGATAAGGCGGCACACTGCTACCTCACGAGCGTCAGCTGATCGAGGCATTGGAGGATGAAAATGTGTTCCGCACACTGGCGACTGTGATCATCACAGCATCCGGCGACCGGAAGATTCCCATTGTCAGCGACAAGGGAGAGGCATCGTGGATTGACGAGGAAGGTACTTTCCCGTTGTCAGACGATACATTCGGACAGAAGTCCCTGGGTGCGTACAAGGTGGGTACGGCACTGAAAGTTTCCACAGAGCTGCTCAATGATGCCGCCTTTGATCTGGAGGCGTACATCTCCAGAGAGTTCGGCAGACGGCTGGGTGCAAAGGAAGAGGAGGCGTTCTGGGTCGGTGACGGCAAGAGCAAGCCGACCGGTATTTTCAATGCCACCGACGGTGCAGAGACCGGCGTGACTGCCGCATCGGCATCGGTGACCTTTGACGATATGCTGGAGCTGTACCACAGCCTGAAAAGCCCGTACCGCAAGAAAGGCACATGGGCGATGAACGACGCCACTGTCAAGGCACTCCGCAAGGTGAAGGACACCACAGGGCAGTACATCTGGCAGCCGTCTGTGGTTGCCGGCGTGCCGGACATGATCATGAACCGCCCGTATGTGACTTCCAGCTACATCCCGGCTCTGGCGTCCGGCAAGACCGGCATTGCCTTCGGCGATTTCAGCTACTACTGGATCGGCGACCGGCAGGGCATCACCTTCAAGCGTCTGGACGAGCTGTTCTCCATGACCGGACAGGTGGGCTTCCTGGCATCCAAGCGTGTGGACGGCAAGCTGATCCTGCCTGAGGCGGTAAAGCTGCTGGCAGTGAAGTGACGGAGGTGCTGTATGGTGACGCTGGAAGAGGCAAAGAACTATCTCCGTGTGGAGCATTCCGAGGACGACGAGCTGATCCAGTCCCTGCTGCTGACTGCAAAGCAGACGGTGCAGGACGTGGGCAGGGTGTCGGCAGAGCAGTATGAGCAGGAGGAGACCTGTCACACTGCCACGCTGTACGCCGTCGCCTATCTGTATACCCACCGGGAGAACGCCGACCACAACGCCCTGCTGCTGACGCTGCGGGCAATGCTGTTTGCACAGCGGGAGGGAGTGATCTGATGGCAGTATCGATTGCAGAGAGAAATCAGCGTATCACCGTGCAGCAGAATGAAACGGTGACAGACCGCATCGGCAACCACACCAGTGCATGGACGGATTTTTTGGAGCTGTGGGCAAACGTGACAATTACTGCATCCACGGAGGGAACAGAGGCGGGTGTTACGTCCATGCGGCAGACGATGAAAGCGATCGTGCTGAAAAGTACCACGACAACGGCACTGTGCAGCAACCGCCACCGGATCCTGTTCGGCGGCGAGGTCTACAACATTACCGGTGTGATGCCGTACTACACCAGCGGCGATCTGGTGCAGATCACGGCGGTGTCGCAGCAGGAAAGGCTGGTGGAATGTGATGAGCAATGTGGATATTGACGATCTGGCAGCGGCGGTGATGGAAGGGCTGGAGGAGTATGTGGAGCTGGCGGAGGACGCCATGAAAGACGCTGTCACACAGACGGCAAAGGCAGTCCGAAAAGAACTGGTTGCCACATCACCCGACGGCAAGACCGGCAGATACCGGAAGGGCTGGCGTGCGTCTGTAGTGGAAGAAAAGGCACATATGCGGCATATGTCCGTACACAACCGGAAGTATCAGATCGTACACCTGCTGGAAAAGGGGCACGCCAAGCGGAATGGTGGGCGTGTGGCTGCCAGACCGCACGTTGCTCCGGCAGAGGAACACGGTGCAGAGATGCTGGAAACCCTGATTACAGAAGCGTTGGGAGGCTGAGCGTATGACCTATGAAGAGATCACGGCGATGATGCAGGAGATCGGACTGCCCTGTGCATACCACCATTTCGCAGAGGGTGAAAGTCCGCCGCCGCCGTTTGTGGTGTATCTGTCGCCGGGAGAACATACGTTCCACGCCGACAACATCAACTACTACAGCTGGAAGCAGCTGGACGTGGAACTGTACACAGACACGAAAGATCCGGACGCAGAGCAGCGGGTGGAAGATGTCCTGACCGCACACGAGATCAGCTATGTAAAATCGGAAACATGGATCGAGAGCGAACGGCTCTATGAAGTCCTGTATGAAATGGAAGTCTGACTTAGAATGAAGGAGGCTGGCGTATAAAATGGCAGCAGGAAAGAAAAACAAGGTAAAATTCGGTTTGAACAAGGTGCATTTTGCGATGTGCCACATTGATGATGACGGCAATGTCACATATGACACACCGGTGCGGATCCCCGGCGGCGTGTCGCTGTCGGTGAACCCCTCCGGCGAGCCGGAGAACTTCTATGCGGACAACCGTGTGTACTACGTCATCAACAACAATTCCGGCTATGAGGGGGATCTGGAGCTGGCACTGTTGTCGCTGGAATTTCGCAAAGACGTGCTGGGCGAGATTCTGGATCAGAAGGGAGTGCTGGTGGAGAAGAACGATGCAGAGCTGAAACAGTTTGCACTGCTGTTTGAGTTCGACGGCGATGTAAATCACATCCGCCATGTGCTGTATTGCTGCACAGCGTCCCGTACCGCAGTAGAGGGCGAAACCAACACAGATACCAAGACACCGAAAACGGAAACCTGCTCCTTCACTGCCGCAGCACTGGACAATGGTCTAGTCAAGTGCCGCACCTGTGAGGAAACGGATTCTGAAGTATACGCAAACTGGTACAAGGCGGTATATGTACCGAATGTGACAGAAGCAACGGGGGAATAAGCAATGCTGGAAAAGAAGATCATGATCGACGGCAAGCCGGTGAAGTTCCGTGCCTCTGCCGCCGTTCCAAGACTGTACATGGCACTGACCGGCTCTGACATTTTTTCTGACATCGGAGATCTGACAGAGCAGTTCCACAAGCCGGCGGAAACCGGTGAGCAGCAGAAAGCACAGATCGATCTGAAAGATCTGGGCAAGATGAGCACGTTTGAGAACATCGCCTATGTGATGGCAAAGGCGGCGGACAGCAGCGTGCCGGACACGGTGGAGGAATGGCTGGATCAGTTCGGCATGATGTCTGTCTGGCGTGCATTCCCGCAGATCGCAAAGCTGTGGGCAGCCAGCCAAAAGACAAACGTAGACCTTAAAAAAAAGAACGTCCGACAGAACGCCCGATGACGACGGCACTGTTCCTGCTCCGGTGTGTGGAGCTGGGGCTTTCGATGGAGGACTTGAACGTCCTGACATACGGCATGGTGATCGATATGTTTTCAGAGCGTTCCAACGATGATTATGACTATCCGATCCGTGCGACACAGCGGGATTTTGACACATTCTGAGGGAGGTGAAGTACTGTGGCAAACGATAGGCGTATCAAGGGATTGACCATTGAGATCGGCGGCGACACCACGCAGCTTTCGGAATCCCTGCATGACGTGAACAAGTCCATTACTTCCACACAGGCACAGCTGAAGGATGTGGAAAAGCTGCTGAAGCTGGACCCTACCAACACGGAAATGCTTGCCCAGAAGCAGGAATTGCTGACGCAGGCGATCAGCAAGACAGAGGAAAAACTGGAAACGCTGAAGGACGCAGCCGTGCAGGCGGAAAAGCAGCTGGGAGAGGGAAAGATCTCACAGGAGCAGTTCGCCGCATTGCAGCGTGAGATCGCAGCAACAGAGATCGAACTGAAACGATACGATTCCCAGCTGGATACCGCGGCAGATGCCACGGAAGATTTGGGCGACGCTGCGGAGCAGGCGGCACAGGATTCCGGTGATGCAAGCGAGGAGATCGGCGAACTCAGCGATGCAGCGGACGATCTGGGAGATGCAGCGGAGAATGCCGGTGACGGTACAAAAGACCTTGGCGAATCTGCCAGGGATTCCGGCGACGGCTTTTCCGTTCTGGACGGGGCTGTGGCGACCTTTATCGGAAACGGTCTGACTGCACTGGTGAGTGCCATCGGCGATGCCATTTCCACATTTGCCGAACTCAGCGAATCCACGCAGGAGTACCGGGAGAATATGTCCAAGCTGGACACTGCCGCATCTGCGGCAGGCATGGATGCCGGTTCTATCTCGGAGGCGTACACCGAGCTGTACGGCGTTCTGGGCGACGAAACCGCCACCACGACCACCATTTCCAACTTTGCAAAGCTGGGCGTATCCATGCAGGACATGGACAGCCTGCTGGACAGTGCCACCGGCATCTGGGCGGTGTACGGCGATTCCATTCCGCTGGACGGTCTGGCAGAGAGCGTCAATGAAACGGCGAAGGTCGGACAGATCACCGGCACAATGGCGGATGCGATCAACTGGGCATCTGCCAGCAATGACACATGGACAAATGCTCTCAGCGGCAATGCGGCGGCACTGTCCGCATTTCAGAGCGGCGTATCCCAGGGAATGAGTGCAGAGGACGCATTCAACGAGGCACTGGCTGCCTGCGGTGATGAGCAGGAACGGCAGCAGCTGATTATCAGCACGCTGAACGGACTGTACGCCGACAGTGCAGAGACCTATCGGGAGAACAATGCGTCCATCATTGATGCACGGCAAGCAACATTATTCTATCAGGACGCTGTGGCAAGTGTCGGGGCTGCCATGGAGCCGCTGCAAGCCACCATGACCAGGTTCAAGGCGAATCTGATCTCCGGCGTATCTCCTGCATTGCAGGAACTGTCTGACGCCTTCATGGATGTGATCACCGGTGCGGACGGGGCAGAGGAAGGCATTGCATCTGCCGTTACGGGGCTGGTGGATACCGTTTCTTCTATGGCATCAGACCTGCTTCCGCAGCTTCTGGAAATGGGAACACAGATTTTCGGAGGCATTATGCAGGGGCTTGCACAGAGTACACCTACGCTGATGGCTACTGTTTCTGATATGATTCTGCAATTGATTCAGGCGATAACAGCGTTTTTACCGCAGTTCGCAGAAGCAGCCGTCACCATTGCCGGAAGCATCGTCACGCAGCTGACTGCTTTTGTGCCGCAGCTGCTGCAGGCGGCGATCACACTGCTCATGGCAATTGTAGATGCTGTACCGATGATCGTCAACACGCTTGTGCCAATGCTGCCGCAGCTGATCACAGCAATTGTGACAGCATTGCTCGGTGCAGTGCCGCAGCTGTTACAGGCTGCCACGACCCTGCTCATGGCAATTGTGAATGCTTTGCCCACGCTCATCACCGCACTGACAGCAGCTCTGCCGCAGATCCTCACAGCGATCACGAACTGCCTGCAAGCGTCGGTTCCGGTACTGCTGCAGGCGGCGATCACACTGCTTATGGCGATCGTGGACGCACTGCCGACGATCATTGACGCACTGGTGGCTGCAATTCCGGTCATCATCACCACGCTGGTGGACTTTTTCACGAACAACATCGATACCATTCTGGACGCAGCCATTCAGCTGCTGATGGCTCTGGTGGATGCGATTCCGGAAATTCTGGTGGCTCTGGGCAATGCACTGCCGCAGATCATCAGTGCGATTCTGAATGCCGTGGTAGACGCTGTGCCGAAGCTGCTGAAAAAGTCAAGGGAACTGTTCGGGAAGATCATGGAGGCACTGGGCGAACTGCTGGGCAAGCTGCCCGGCAAGATGCTGGAAGTACGGGATTCCATTGTCAACGGCATCCGCAATTCCCTCGGCTCTATCGGTTCTGCCGCAGCGGACATTGTCAGTGCGATCTGGGATCACATCAAGGAACTGCCGGGCATGATGCTGGACGTAGGACGAGATCTGGTGGAAGGCTTGTGGAACGGTATCAGTGACATGGTGGGCTGGATCGGGGACAAGATCTCCGGGTTCGGCGACAGTGTACTGGGCGGACTGAAAGACTTTTTCGGCATTGCGTCGCCGTCCAAGGTGATGCGTGACGAGGTCGGCAAGTTCCTGCCTGCCGGCATTGCGATCGGCATTGAGGATTCCACCCTGTCCGCTGTGAAGTCTGTCCGCAGCATGGCAGACAAGCTGCGGAATACTGCGGTAGAAAGCCTGAACGGCATGACGTCCGGTGCAGCATACCGAATGCAGCAGAACCCCATGACGGCAGCCGTCCGGAAAAATGCCGCTGTCGTCAACAACTACTATAAGACTGACAACAGCCGAACGGTAAACCAGACCAACAACAGCCCCAAGGCACTGTCCCGTCTGGAGATCTATCGGCAGACCAACAACGCACTGAACCGGTGAGGTGAACCATCATGAAATACCATTTGATTCTGGAAAACGCCGCCGGAGAGCAGCTGGACATGAGCACAACGGCAAACCGTTATATGATGTCAAAAGTCACCGGACTGGATCCGCCTGGTGCGACGATCAGCACGGCGACCTATGCCACCATGAACGGCAGCCAGCTGAACCGGGCGTTTCTGGAAAAGCGGAACATCGTCATTTCCTTTGAAATGCGTGGTGTCGGCGTGGAGAAACGACGGCACAGGCTGTATCGTGTGGCAAAGCCGTCGGAATACATCAAGGTGTATTACCGGACATCCAACATCGATGTCTATACAGAGGGTGTTGTGGAAACCTGTGAGCCGTCCCGGTTTGATATGCCGGTATCCGGTCAGATCAGCATCCTCTGTCCGGACGTATACTTCTACAGTACACAGGACACCATTGTGCAGCACGGCAGTATCGTCAGCGGTTTTAAGTTTCCGTTTGCCATTGCAGAAAAGCCCGGTGTGCCGCTGGGCGTGTATCGGACCGACAACAGCATCACCATACAGAACAACGGCGACACCATCGGCATGGAGATCACGCTGGAAGCCAAAGGCGGCATCGTGGGAACGCCGACGATCTATAACGCCGACACCGGAGCTTATCTCCGGATCACCGGAGATATTCTGGAGGGCGACAAGATCACCATTACCACCAGACACGGACACCGCACGGTGACGCTGACAAGAAACGGTGTTTCCACGCCGATCATGAACCGGTGGGTGTCTGGTTCTGACTGGCTGGAGCTTCCCACAGGTGAATCCCATTTTTATCTTACGGCAATGAAAGGGCTGAAATATCTGATCGTGACATTTCGGCATACAGATGCCTATCTGGGGGTGTGACAGTGTATCTGGAAATTTTTCAGACCGCCAGTGCGGAAAACGGTCTGGGCGTAACGCTCACCGGCATATGCGACACGTTTTCCAGTCTGATCTGGGACGTGGAGTATTTTTCACCGGGAAAGTTTGAGGTGTACGTTTCAGCCAATGCGGACACCATCGCCCTGTTCCGGCGTGGGAACATTGTGGGCAGAAGTGACGACAAGCAGCACTACGGCATCATTGAGGGCGTGTATCTGCGGACAGATGCAGAGAACGGCGACTATCTGACGATCTCCGGACGGTTTCTCATGTGCCTGCTCAGCCGCCGCATCATCACGCCTACGCTGTCGTTTACGGCATACCGCACATACGGCGAGATCGTGCAGACCGCCGTCCAGAAAAACTGCATTACCCCGTGGACAACGACGGAGCGTGGGATTCCGTCGCTGAAGATCGGTGCAGTGTCCGGGGACTGCTGGGAGATCAAGAACGTCTTGCAGGTCAGCTATGAGAACCTCATGGACTGGATCTATACTGTGTGCCGGAACATTGGCGGCACTGCCAACATCCGGCTGCGTGAAGTCGATACCGGCAAGTACGCCATGTTTCTGGAACTGTCACAGGGGACAGACCGCAGCATCATGCAGCGGGAAAATATGCCGGTGGTATTTTCCGATGCCTATGACAATCTGCTGACGTACATCTATAATTCGGACTATTCCGAATACCGGAACTATGCCTATATCTACGGCGAAGGAGAAGGAATCCGGCGGCAGTCCGCTGCCTGCTATTCCGGAGAGGAAACGCCGACGGGGCTGTCACGCTATGAGATCTATGTCAATGCAAGCGACTTGTCGCAGACGATCCGGAACGACGACGGCAGCGAAACTGTGGTTTCCGAATCGGAGTATAAAGAAATGCTGCGGGAACGCGGCACAGAGAATCTGGTTGCTCCCGTGCTGTCCAGTGAGGCAACCATTGTGACGGAGAGCCATCAGTTTGTCTATGGAAAAGATTATCAGGTCGGCGATTTTGTCACCATGCAGCACACCGGATACGGCATACAGATCCCACGGGTGCGGCTGGTGGGCATGATCGAAAGCTTTGACAGTGAAGGCTATGGGCTGACACCTGTCGTACAGGAATGAGGTGCATCAAAATGGAATGTGGTTTTTTCAACAGCAAAGGAGAGGACAGGCTCTATAATGCAGAGCATTTCACAAGCTATCTGTCCAGTATGATCTGCAACGGCGTGCAGGATACTGTGGGCGAATGCTTTGCCCCGTCTGTGTCTGAGGGCGACGGTCTGTTGCTGACCATCGGCAGCGGCAAGGCGTGGATCAATGGGCATTACGCACAGACAACGACCAGCGAAAAGCTGGATCTCTCTGCATATGTAGACGAATCTCTGGGACGGTGTGTTGCTGTCGGTGTCTACTGTGATACTAGCGAATCGGTGCGGGACTGCGGCTTTGAAGTACTTGCCGGCACCTGCTCCGGCAGTCCCAGACCGCCGAAATTTTCCAACACGGAGAGCAGGACATATCTGACGATCTGCACCGTGCGTCTGCGTCCCGGTGCAGCGTCTATCCTCAGCGGCGACGTGACGGACTGTAGGAACGACGAAACCCTCTGCGGCTACTGCAAGTGTATTCTGGGCAAATGCAGAGTGACGGAGATGCTTGCCGAAATGGCAAAGACAAACGCCACACTGGACGAACTGCAAAAGCGGCTGGATGAAATGAACAGTCAGATCACCGAGATGCAGACGAAGGTGGACGATCTGACGGCAGGCGAGATCCTGGCGACCGGACAGTGCGGCGAGAATGTTTACTATGTACTTTATGACAGCGGCAAGCTGCTGCTGCGTGGCTCTGGTGCAACGTATGACTATGAGATCAGCGGCTCTCCGTTTTATGAAAACGGGGAGATCAAAAAGCTGGTTGTCAGCGAGGGCATCACCGAGATCGGCAACAGCCTTTTCGATCACTGCCGGAATATCGCTGCGGTAAGTTTCCCGAATACGCTTACCCGAATCGGAAAGCGTGCTTTCTTTGCGTATGCAGACGGCGAACTGGCGGCACTGGAGTTCCCGTCCTCTGTCACCACCATCGGAGACGAGGCGTTCTCTGACCAGGGCATGACATCTGTTACACTGCCGAAAACATTGACAACACTGGGAACCTACCTGTTCCGGAGTGCGGATAACTTGCAGAGTGTTCGGGTGGAGTGTGCAGAGATTCCGGCGTTCTGCTTTGTGAGCTGCGGAAAGCTGAGTCAGATGACACTCAGCAAGAACGTGAAGAAGATCGGTGCAAACATCATCAATTACTGCACACAGCTGAAAACGATCACCTATGAGGGCAGTCTGGAAGAGTGGAAGGCAGTTGAAAAGTATGCGAACTGGGACGGCAACAGCGGCAGCACCAACCCCGGCTATCTGGACAATATTGTCTGCATAGACGGAACAATGGTCTATGACCGTGACAACAAGACATGGAATGAGGTGAAAAGCTGATGCTGAAATTTTGCATCTATGGGCAGAAAATGGAACTGATAAACCGTCAGACGATCGCCGATCAGCAGATCTGTTTCGTGGATATGTGCTTTCTGTTCTCTCCGGACTGGGAACAGATGGACAAAACGGCACAGTTCGCACAGGGCGAAAAGACCTATAACGTGCATCTAGGCACAGGCAACGTCTGCCGCTGCCTGCTCCCGGCGGAGCTGCAGACCGGCTGTGTCAGCGTCAGCGTGTTCGGCTATGCGGCGGACGGCTCTGTCCGGGCAACGACCGTCCCCCTCTGCATCGGCATCAGGCGTTCCGGTTTCCGGGGCGACGGCGAAACACCGATCCCGCCCACGCCGGACTTGTATGCACAGCTGCTGGACGCCATCGACAAGAAGATCGCATCCCTCCATGACGGCAAGGACGGCGTGGACGGAAAATCCGCCTATGAGATCGCCGTGGACAACGGGTATCCCGGCACGGAGCAGGAGTGGCTGGCATCTCTCAAAGGGGACAAGGGCGACACCGGCGAACCGGGAGCAGCTGGCGAAAAGGGCGAGCCCGGCGAAAAAGGTGACACCGGAGCTGCCGGAAAAGACGGCAGGGACGGCACAGACGGTGCGGCAGGACGTGACGGAGTAAACGGTGCGTCTGCCTATGAAATCGCCGTACAGCACGGCTACGGCGGCTCAGAAACGGCATGGCTGGAATCCCTGCACGGTGCGGACGGAGCAAAGGGCGATACCGGAGCATCCGGCAAAGACGGTGCAGACGGATTTTCTCCTGTCGCAAAGGTGGAGAAGTCCGGCAGCGTGGTGACCATCACCATTACAGATGCCAACGGTACAACGATCGCAACGCTGACAGAGGGTGCAGCCGTAGACCTCACCCCATACGCAAAGACGGTCTATGTGGACGAAAAGGTGCAGGAGCTGTCCGACAGCCTGACGTATACCTTGCAGGAGCATACGCTGTCCATCACGCATCTGGAGGAATCCGCACACACCCATGACAATCTGGAAACGCTGAACAAGATCAGCGGAACAGAGTGGACACAGCTGGTTTCCACCAGGCACTATCACAACAACATAGAAACGCTGAACCGCATCAGTCCGGCGGACTATGAGAATCTGAGCAGCAAGTTCCCGGCGAGAATCACGGCATTAGAGGATTCTCTGGGTGACATCGCCGCAGCTCTGGCGGACATTGTGGAGGTGACCGAGTAAATGGCGACAATCGCACAGTACATCGCAGAGATCAACCACCAGCGTGACCTGCTGGCAGGGCATTTGGTTGCCCGCGGCATTGTCGCAACAGCAGACGAAAAGCTGAATTTGCTGGTACACAAGGTTTCTCTGCTGCCCTCTGGTTCGACCGAAAAGACGGTGCTGTTTGACGCAGACCACCGGAAAAAGGTAAGCCTGCTCTATAACGGTACGCTCTACAGTCTGGAAGATTTCGTGGCACAGTATCCGGATTTCTGTAGTTCCAAGAACGAGTATGCACTGAACTATTCCACGTCCATTTTCGGGTGGGATTATTCCTGTTACACCTGTTCGACTGTGCCGCTGACAGCGTCCGCAGCGACCCAGATCGCCGTGCGGTTTCTGGCAGGCAGTACGGAGACCGGCATCATGCGGCTGGTGCAGTCGGACAGCGGCACGGCGGAGGACATTCTCAGCCAAGGCACAGACCGAGGGCAGTTACATTGACTTGTCGCTGCAATGGCTGTACAGCACGGACTACATCACCACGCTGACACCGTGCGAGAATGTCACCACAGGCAAGTATTATCTGGCATGGGTGGGACGGAGCAATAACAGCCATCCGCTGATCCGTTCCATCACGGCAATCTAAGGGGGAGCATATCATGAATATTGTAGAAGCAGTGGAGCAGCTGAAACAGGGCAAGGCAATCAAGCGGAGCAGCTGGGGAACTGCTGAGATCAAGGCAGCACAGCTGGACAACGGACAGTACCAGATCTTCGCATCCGGCGATCTGACACCGGAAATGCTGGTGCTGCTGTCCGGAGATTATGAGGCAGAGGGGGAGACGGCATGAAGGAATGGATTTGTACAATCGTTGGAACGGTTGGCGGTGTGATCGCCGGACTGTTTGGCGGTTGGGATACGGCGTTGGCAACGCTGTTGATTTTTATGGCGGTAGACTATGTGACGGGATTGATCGTTGCGGCTGTCGGAAAGTCGCCGAAGGGCAAGCTGTCCAGCAAGATCGGCTGGAGAGGACTTGCCAAAAAGTGTGTTGTGCTGCTTCTGGTTCTGGTGGCGGCACAGCTGGACGTGGTTCTCGGCATGGATTATGTGCGTGCAGGCGTGTGTGTTGCGTTTCTGTGCAATGAGGTGATTTCCATTTTGGAAAACGCCGGCTTGATGGGCGTACCGCTGCCGGCGGCACTGAAAAACGCTGTGGAATTGCTGCAAAAGAAGGAGAAATAAAAACACCGCCCGGCAGCGTACAGGCTGCCGAACGGCGTGGTGTGGGATTATTCGTTGCTGTCTGTGTCGTCCCGACACAGAGCGTCCAGTGTCACGCCCAGTGCATCCGCCAGCTTGATGGCGTTTGCAACAGTACATTGATTTCGCTTTTCAATGTTTTCGATGGTACGGACGGGGACATCTGCCAGGGCGGACAGTTTCGGCACAGAATATCCCTTCTCTTTTCGGATTTTTCTTAGGTTCATTTTTTTCCCTTCCGGTAAAAATAGATCACGAGTTTTGCGATGCCAAAGCATATCAGCAGGCATCCCAGTTTGGTGAGTATTCCCATTTTGTTGACATTGGCAGATTTCTATGGTATAATAGAAAAGCAGCAGGGAGGGTGTTTTTCGCACCCTATGCCGCCCGTTCTGTTAGTCGATGATTTTATCAATCAGGATTAGCAGAACTCCTACGATGAAGTCTACCAACGCTCCGATCAGAAGATTGCTGACATCAATCTTTGACTTTGGTTTTTTGCGTTTGGTGGGCTTCTTTTTTTGTTTTGCCAATGATGTTCTCACCTCCTCTCTATGATACTATTATACCACATATTTTGGTGGTTGTCAAGAAAATTCCGGAAAAAATATCTGAAAATACGACAAATAACAGGCACCGGATTTGTACATTTTGTACAGAGAAAAAGGAGATGATTTCATGACATTGAAAACCTATTCCAACAGCGATACCACGCAGATTTCGGCACATTTCAACGTCAGAGAGTTTCGCTGCAAATGCGGCGGAAACCACAGCTGCCAGATCGCCGCAGAACTGGTGGACAAGCTGGAGCAGCTGTATGCGGCGTTGGACTGCGGCAAGATCATCGTCAACAGCGGCTACCGCTGCACGGCACACGACAAGGCAGTCGGCGGCAACGGAGCAGGGCAGCACACCAAAGGGACAGCGGCAGACGTAGTGTGCTACGACAATTCCGGCGGTATTATTTCCGCAAAGACGGTGTGCTGCAAGGCACAGGATCTGGGCTTCGGCGGCATTGCCAATATCAGTGCAAAGTACCAGGCAGTGCATCTGGATGTCCGCACCGGCAGCCGGTACTACGGCGACGAAACCAAAGGCACAAACACGGTGACAAGCGATTTCTACAGCTATTTCGGCATTGCCAAAGACAACAAGGACAGCCGGAAAGCAACGGCAAATGGCATTGACGTTTCCAAGCATCAAGGCGTGATCGACTGGGACAAGGTCAAAGCATCGGGGCAGGTGGATTTTGCGGTGATCCGTGTAGGTATCGGCAGTGACATTGCGGAGCAGGACGATGCACAGGCAGTGCGGAACATGACGGAGTGCGAACGTGTGGGGCTGCCCTACGGCGTGTATCTGTATTCCTACGCACTGACCACACAGGAGGCAGAGAGCGAGGCGGCACATATGCTGCGGATGATCTCCGGCAGAAAGCCGACTGTCGGCGTGTGGATCGACATGGAAGATGCGGACGGCTACAAGCAGAAACACGGCAAGCCGCTGGATACCGCAAACGGCAGCTTGTACACGCAGATCTGCCGGACGTTCTGTGACAGGATTCCCGGAGCAGGTGTGTACAGCAGTACCAGCGTATTGCAGCATATTCTGACGGTGGGTGATCTGCCGGTCTGGGCGGCTCAGTGGGGCAGTCAATGCACCTACAGCGGAACTTACCAGCTGTGGCAGTACAGCAACAAGGGCAGCGTGGACGGCATCTCCGTCAGCGTGGATCTGGATTATTTCTACGGCAAGTTAGGTGCAGCTGCGGCAGGTGATGCCGACAGCAGCGGCATTTCCACGGAAAGCGGCACGTTGGAACAGATCTTGCAGCATGTTGCGAGCATTGACAAGAAGCTGAAATGAGAAAACCGGCAGTACAGCAGGAGATTTCCTGGGTTGTACTGCCGGTTTTTTGTTGACAATCGAAAGAAAATGTGCTATACTATTTTTTGAAAATATTGGAGATAGCAAGCAATGACGGTGTAAGAATTGTAAGTTCGCATTTTGTTGCACTGCCTCCACCATAACTGCACTTAACCTTTGATACAAAAGGTTAAGTGCTTTTTTTATATCCAAACAGAAAAAGTGCCGAAAATACGCTGGTTTTTGACAAATGCCTGTTCACGTAACGATTCAGTTCGTTGCGTGGACAGGCATTTTTTATTTTCCAGCCACGATTGCTAAAAAGCAATCGTTAAAATTTAAGAGCAATCGTTAAATTTTAGGCAGTAATCGTTAAAAGATTGTAGTTAGGGAGATTGAAACCATGAAAGAGCATCAGAAAGAAAGTGCGTTATACTTGTGCGACCCCAGTAAAAATGTGACTTGCCAAAAGAGCGTTTGCCAGTCACAGTGCGTACTTACAACAAAGGTGGAATATGCGAAAGCAGATGCCGATGGCAGTCCAATTATCGTTTACAAGAATCGAATGGAGGCTTTGAGCAGTATCCTCCCAAAAGAAAATGGAACTGCATCCCACGGGGTTTAACCCTCCCCGAATGCCATAGGTGATTACCTAACAACGCCCATCGGGAGCGTATCCCGACCCACTGCCCGTAAGGGAGAAAATACAACACCTGCTGACCTATCGGCAACACGGGGACGGTGTGGCAGCATCGTAGGCAATTACCTCCTAACTTTGCCTTTATACTAACAACGCTCGTCGGGAGCGTATCCCGACCCAAGCCTGTCAGAAATCTGTAGACCGTGGATGTAAAGCAACGGTGTCGGCTGACTTTAAAACCTTGCAATAGTGGCTTGCATGTTTCCACGACTAGATAAATCGTGCTTCCTGTTGCAGATGGCGATTGCAACACGCTTCTGAGTCGTTGAGCGTATCAGCGACATCCAACTTACTTTTCAGGATGAAAAGTAAAATAAATGTTAGGAGTGAATCACTATGGAGAACAACAAAAGGGTTATTGTGCGGGCTACAGAAAAGTATGAATTTTGCTGCTATCTTTCGGACATGGGAGTAGAGCGAATCTATACGGTACTCGCCGAAAATGAAAAGGATGCTCGTAAGCGGTTTCATGAGTTGCTGAATGGGGAACAAGTAGAATTACTCCAAATCAGAAAGGTGGATGAGGAAAGATGAAAGACGGAAATTACTATACCGTTTACGGCTGGATGATTAACCGGCTAAAGCTGAAAGGGACAACTTTACAGCTGTACGCAGTGATCTATGGCTTTTCCGAAAACGGTGAAAATGAATGCTCCGGCAGTCTTGCCTACCTTGCTGAAACGACTGGATGCACCAAGCAGACGGTTTTGAATGCCCTGAACAAGCTTGAAAAACTGGGGTATATTTTGAAACGTCAGACAAGGGATGATGACGGTGGTTTGCGAAATCATTATCGGGTAAATTTAACCGCAATCGAACAGCGTGTTTCTCCACAAAAAGTGGAAAGAGGCTATGGAAAGAATGTTGAAACAAAGGCTGAAAGGCCTAAAAAATTTACCCAGCCGGTCAAAAAAACGGAATGCCCTCAGACAAAAAAGAGGAATGCCCCTAGTCAAAAAACCAGACCGTATAATACTACAAGAGAATCAATAGGGTTTGAATTATGTGAGGGGGACGCACGCTCGGAAAAGCAAACATTCGGTGATTTTCAGAATGTTCAGCTGACAGAGAACGAATATGCTCGACTGTCAGAACTGTATGGAACACAATTGCCGCAGACAATCAGCAGCTTATCCAGCTACATGGCATCGACTGGAAAGCACTACCGCAGCCATTATGCAACACTGTTTCGGTGGTGTCAGCAGGATATTCAGAAAGCAAAGAATCAAGGTCAGCAACACCACGGGTATCGAAATCCAGAACGAGCCAGTGAATGGCTATCGGAAAACCGAGAATTCTTAGAGAGCCTTGGCGGACTTTACTGAACCTTTGATAGAACAGGGAGTTGAGAGATATGAAATCAAAGAAACCAACACGCAGGCAAAAGATCATTATGTATCAGAAATTGCATCTTGATCCGAACGAGTGGTTTGTAGCGAGATGGAATTCGACTTCAGATTACATTACGCTTGTCAATCGATTCACTGGTGGAATCGTGCAGAAACTGAATCCGGAGCGTATATAATGGCGGATAAACGGTGCGAAATGTGTGGCAAGCCTCTGATTCATGTGAAAGCTGACCGCAGGTTTTGCGGTGCTTGTATGCGGATTCGGAGAAAGGCTTATGCCAAACAGTATCAAGAACTCAGAAAAGGAATGAATAAAAATGACAACGGAACAGATGCACGTGATTGCAAAAATAACGGATGCCAGAACTTTTGAAAGGCAGCTGGAGCAGACTGTTGAGGAGGCAGCAGAGTTCATTCAAGCAGCTCAGAAAATTAAACGGTATCCCGGAAATTCGTTGCAAATGAATCATCTCGTGGAGGAAACCGGCGATTTGCTGATTACCTTGGAGCAAATCCGGATTTACCTTGTCCGAGATGGCTATGGTGATGCACTGAACAGTATGATTGACTATAAGCTGAACCGGGAACTTGGCAGAATGGAACAGGAGCGTAAGGACAATGAAAGCAAGGCTTATCACAATCGGAGAAAGCGAAATCCGTCAAAGGGTTGAGGAAGAATATCAGAAAAAGAAAGATCAGATTTATGAATCGGTAATTCAAGATGTTCTTCCCCAGTTTATGTCCGTTTGTATGGTGGAACTCAATAAAGAGTTCGGATTTGGAGAAAAGCGACTGCGGTCTGTTTTGGATGGCGTAAAAGACCATTTTAAGCTAATGGACGGGGTCGGGATTTTGAACCATCAGTATTCTACGCTGGACTGTCTTACATACTTGCAAGAAAAGTATGGTATTGATTTGGATAAGGAACTGCTGTAATGGCAGAAAGGCGGTTACAACATGAATAGAATCTGTAGACAATGCGGTGCAGAAAAACCACTCTGGGAGTTTGTTGACCGCAGCAAACAAACTGGTGAACGGAGAAAAATTCATCGTGTTTGTGCAGCTTGCAGATCTGAACGTAGCAAAGAACGATACCAGCAGAGACGGAAAGAGGTGCTTTCCTACCAAAAACAGTATCGTGAGAAACTAAAACGTGAGAGAATTGAAACTCCCGTCAGCAGTGACCAAAAGGAAAGCTGTGGTTCCGTGGACGATGGATATGTTCGCTTGGCTGCGGAAATTCTGAGGAGTGAGTTCTCTGCTTATCGGAGAGCATTGGAAAAGTATGACGGAAGTCCGGAATCTATCGGTAGAATTCGGTCGATTGAGCGTGAAATTCTTACGCCGTACTACGCTGCATTGACGATGAATGCCATCGATTTGAAAAGGTACTGCAATGATTTGCGAAAAAAGTATGGCATATATGGAGGAATAGAAGATTGGGCTGGATAAGCGTGAGAGATTCCCTTCCAATCAATGAAAGGAGCAAAAATAATGAAGATTGAAAAAGAAACAAAGGTTGTCATTTTGCAAAATGGGAACGCAGTGATGGCTACACAGTATGTTAACGGCAAGAAAGTAAACGCAAGCATTGCAAGGTGCTGTCCGGAGGATGCTTTTGATTTTGCCTTTGGTGCAAAATTGGCTTTGGAACGGCTGCTTGATTGTATGGGTTCTGCACCGGAAACTGCTTTTGATTGGGACAAGTTTATTTCCGGTGACGTATGGGTACAGACGAACAGTTCCAACACTGATGCCTTTTTACAGGCTTGCGAAGAGCATCATTTGACAGATCGAACCGGAGATCGTCCGACAAAGTTGAATGTATTTCGTGACTTTAACAATGCAAGTGAGATTGAAAAAGCGTTGTATGGGATTTTCGGAATGATTCCGAAAGAAAATATCTGGTTTGCAACAAGAGATGGAAAATTGCGGTGGGGCAATGAGAAACCAACTGGAGAAATTTTTGAATGGGGACAGACAGAATGAACGATTGTGTAAACTGCAAATATGCAAACCAGTCCAAAAACACAAGAGTCATCCGGACACCTGCTGCGGTTATTACGCAGAAACAGGGTGGCATTGTTTGCGAGAATACAGGGCAGAAAACAATACAGATAACAGATGAGGGAATATGCTGTTCTGGTTTCTGTCAGAAAGAACTGAAAGGCGATGATTGAAAAATGCGTGCTATTTGTTTGAATTGTCAATTTTGTAAACAAGGAACAGCAGCGGAGCCGTGCAGGCGTTGTATAAATCTTTCGGGTAAGTATGACTGTTTCATCCCGTTAGAAAATACAGAAGAGAGTATTCCAATAGAGAAAGCACCAGACAATGTGAATCATCCGGTTCACTATCAAGGTAAGTATGAGTGTATTGACGAGATGATTGCTTTGTTTGGCATGGATGCTGTTCGCCATTTCTGTATGTGCAACGTATATAAATACCGTTTTCGTGCAAGTCGGAAAAATGGACCGGAAGATATAGAAAAGGCAGAGTGGTACATGGAAAAACTGATGGAGTTAAATCAGGAGGCAAGCGATGACGAAACGTGAAGCGGCTATCATTGAGCTCTATACGGGAATTTGTATGCTAACTGGTGATGACCGAAAATATGTATATGCCTATGCAAGAGAATTGATAGGAAGACCTATATTGACGCATGAGTTATCAGATGAAATGCTGAAAGAAAAAAGTAAGGCTGATTTCATAAAACTCTGCAAAAATCTAAAGAACGTGGAAGATTCTGCGTATTGGGAGTCCTGCGACCTCAAACGACTTGAACATGGCTTTATTGAAAGCATTCCTAATGGCGGAGTCTGCTGCTCGAAATGCAGGCGTGGTTTCCCGAAAGAATATCGGCGGTGGAAGTATTGTCCAGATTGTGGAGCAATGATGAAACAGATATAATTAGATTTGAAAAGGCAGAGTGGTACATGGAAAAACTGATGGCGTTAAATCAGGAGGTAAAAGAAAGATGATTCTTCATGAGATGTTGGCTAATACCTCATTCTACGGACAAGTCCTCATTTATGCAAGGAATGCTTATGACCAGTGCGTAAAACTTTTTCAGGGAAGTGTTGCCAATGCCCGAAAAGACGAAAATGTGTGGGATTATCTGACATATGAAGTTGACCAGTGGATATGTGGAAATCACTGGACGTTGATTTATGTCAAGCACTATGCTTATGAAGATAAACTGGAAACTTGTTATTGTAATTCAGACAGGTGGACAAGAGAAAATCACCCTTACAAAAGTTCGTATCAGGTCGAAAAAGAATTGAAGTGCTTGAGCTAAAGAGCTGATTTTATAAAGCTCTGCAAAAATCTGAAGAAAGTGGTACATGGGAAAACTAATGGAGTTAAATTAGGAGGCAAAACGTGAAAAAGCTGATTGTTGAGATTGCTGACAAGTATGCGGATGCCGCATCAATGACATTTATCGGGACAAACTGTGCTGAATCAGAGGAGATTCATATGACTGTCGCAGCAGTTGCCCTCAAGCCAGATATAACGGCAATTGCGGTTTGTGAAGATGGGAGTTCGATTTGGTATGAAGGTGATTTGGAAGCCAAAGATCAGCTGTCCATTGAAAAATTGATAAATGCAGTCGGGCAACTGGAAGACTTACGTTGCGACCGTGAGGAATTTGCAGCTGATTTTGAAGACGAAGAAGATAACGCTTTTTGCCTTGATGTTGCGGCGATTGACACAGCTTTAGCAGCGATAAAGCGTCTGATTGAATTAGAATACGAAAAGGAGTAATTGGAAATGAGCGATGAAACATTAGAACTGCTATGGTCAATGCTTACGAACGAGCAACTTTTGGAACTGCGGGAAAAAGGTGCAATGGATGATCGCACAATGGCATCTTTCAAGACTGAATTGTTTAAGCGGTGTTTGATTCAATTTGATGAAACAGCGGATGCAGTTATGACGGCATTTATGGAGGGCTTGGCATGATAAAAGTCGAAAACACAGAGGTGTATGGATGGGAAGCGGCCATACGGGGAATGCGAAATCCGATGAATAGTTGGGAAAAGTCGGATAGTTGCTATTGCAAGGAACCCATAACAACCAAATGCAACAATTTGGGTTGCTCTCATTGTGGCTGGGCATGGAGCGATTTGGGAAAAAATCCGTTTTGTATTGGGGATAACGATATGGCTTTAATGCAAAAATTAGTTAAGGCAGGTACTGATCATCGGAAGTTTATGCGAATGATTACAGTAAGTTGTGATATAATTGCCCCTCTTTATTGGTGGAAACAGTTTGATACGTACAAAGTCGGAACGGTTACTGATTCTTGCTCTACAATGCATAAAATTGCAGAGCAAGAATTTACATTGGATGACTTTTCGTGTGAACATCTGTTTAATGGTGCTGAAGAAGGAACAGAATTTCTCAAAGATTTTATGTACACGATTAAAGCCCTCAACAAGGCACGAGAAACATATCTGGAAACTAAAAAGAATATTTACTGGTGGCAAATGATTCAGCTGCTCCCGTCCAGTTATAATCAACGTAGAACCGTAGTACTAAACTACGAAGTATTGCGAAACGCTTGTCAAGCAAGAAAACATCATAAGCTGGATGAGTGGTTTGGATTTTACAAGTGGGCAGAATCACTGCCATACAGTGAACTGATATTGGAGGTGTGAGCAGGTGTATAAGATGAAGTGTCCGAGATGTGGGAAACGTGCCTTTGATATTTCTGTGCTACCTAAAATTCCAGTGATTATTGAACTGAAATGCCCAAACTGCCGGAATATCGTGAAAGTTTCCTGCAGATCCGAGATGTGCATGGCTGATAAGAGATAGATAATATACCGAGCAACGGAGTGATTTGACTACCAAATAGCCGGATAGTATATGAGACGATTGTTTTATATGCTGTTCGGCTATTTTTGTTTCATATACTTGACTTCACTTGAGTTTTTTTGCAAGCTGACTTCTATCAATCAGAAAGGAGTCATGTATATGAAATTTCGTAAAACAAGAACAGCAGCCAGATCCGTTTATATCTATCGCTTTGCAGATGGAACAGTCGCTGTGTTGCATCCGGGAGAACAGGGCGTAAGCACTGAGATCATCGACTTTTTGCACAAGTTAGATGACCGTGAGGTGTATCGTAATCTGAAACAGCGAAAGGTGAAAGAACATTGTGCAAAACCTGTCGATATTGAAGTGGAATCTTTGGAAATCCAGCGTTTGCATGAGGTTGTGTCCAGTCTTACGCCGAAGCAGCAGGATACCTATCGCAGAGTGGTCGTGGAAGGAAACCCTATGACACAGGTAGCAAGAGAAGAAGGCGTATCGGAAACGGCAATTCGGCATCGCATGGCGAAAATCAAAGCCCAAATCAAGAAAAAATTTTGATTTTTCTACTGATGGGGTTCGATTTTATGCTGATTTTTTCGACTGCATTTATGGAAGGAGGTGGTGCATGATGGCGTGTTTCTAAATCCCATCAAAAATGCTAAGAAAGAAGGTCAAAGAAAATGAGTAAAGAACCTACAACATTACTGGATGTGATTCATGTGATCCGTCAATTGGCAGACAAATTGGAAGCTATGGCGGAAACCATGACAGAACGGGAAGTACAGACATTTGAGCAGGTATATCCGCCGGAAGAAGGCAATACGGAGGCTGTACAGAAGCCGGTGTCTGTGAAAGATACGCCGACTGTTTCTATTTCTGAAATTCGAGCGGTACTGGCAGAAAAGTCACGTTCTGGTTTTACAGATTCAGTAAAGGCACTGCTTCAGAAACACGGGGCATCAAAGCTGTCTGGTGTTTCTCCCGAAGAATATGCGGTCTTGTTAGAGGAGGCGAAGCAGATTGGAACTTAACGATCATGCAAGCCGTTTACACGCAGTGCTTTCTGCTTCATCCAGTGCTCGTTGGCTGGCGTGTCCACCCTCCGCACAGCTTTGTGCGGTTTTACCAGATAAAGTCACTGATTATGCTCGTGAAGGCACGTGTGCTCACGAATTGGCAGAGTACAAAGTGCAAAAACTGCTTGGCAACCCGGCATCTAATCCCACGGAGAACTTAGACTTCTACGATGCAGAAATGGAAGACTGCACGGACAGCTATGCTCAGTACATTGCCGAACAGCTGGCAAATCTGAAAGAACCGATTGTTTTGGTGGAACAGCGTTTGGATTTCAGCCGATATGTTCCCAGCGGCTTTGGCACGGGCGACTGTGTGATTGTTGCAGATGATGTCCTAACTGTCATTGACTTTAAGTATGGTAAGGGCGTAGCAGTATCTGCTGATCACAACTCGCAGATGATGCTGTATGCTCTGGGTGCATTGCAGCTATTTGATGCCCTTTATGACATTGCAGAAATCCGGATGGTGATTTTTCAGCCGAGAATCCAGAGCGTTAGTGAATGCGTTATGCCTATTTCTGAACTGTTGCATTGGGCAGAAACAGAATTGAAAACGAAAGCAGAACTTGCATCCAAAGGCGAGGGAGATTTCTGTGCTGGTGAACACTGTCGGTTTTGTAAAGTGAAGGCAACTTGCCGAAAACGTGCAGAATACAATCTTCAGCTGGCACAGTATGACTTTGCTCCCCCGGAAATGCTGGTGGATACTGAAATCGAGGCAGTATTGGAAAAAGCCGATCAATTGGTTTCATGGGCATCCGATATCAAGGAATATGCTTTGCAGCGAGCAATTTCCGGCAAGCAGTGGAATGGGTACAAAGTTGTGGAAGGTCGGTCGAATCGAAAGTATACCGATGAGGCAAAAGTCATTGAAAAGGTCAAGTCCTATGGGAAAAATCCGTACAATGAACCGGAACTGCTGGGAATTACCGCAATGACAAAGCTGCTTGGCGGAAAGAAAAAGTTTGATGAAATTCTTGGTGATTTCACATACAAACCGCCGGGTAAGCCTGCACTTGTACCAATTTCGGACAAGCGACCGACTTGGAATTCCGCAGAAAAAGATTTTGAAACAATACAGGAGGAAAAATAAATGGCAAACGAAAGAAAAACAAAAGTGATTACAGGAACTGTGCGTTTGAGTTACGCAAACATCTGGGAACCGAAATCCATCAAAGGCAGTGCCGCAAAGTATAGTGTTTCCTTGCTGATTCCGAAGTCTGATAAGGCAACTCTTGCAAAAATTCAGACTGCAATTGATGCTGCCATTGAAGATGGCATTGGAAAGTTCGGAGGAAAGAAGCCGAGTAAGGCTGCTCTGAAGTTGCCGCTGAGAGATGGCGATGCAGAACGTCCGGAGGATGAAGTGTACAAAGACTGCTATTTTGTCAATGCAAATAGCACTACTCCTCCGCAGATCGTTGACCAGCAGGTACAGCCGATTCTCGATCAGAATGAGGTCTACAGTGGCTGCTATGCAAGAGTTGCAGTAACATTCTATGCGTTTAACAGCAACGGAAATAAGGGCATTGCCTGCGGTTTGGGCAATATTCAGAAGGTACGGGATGGTGAACCGCTTAGTGGACGTACCAATGCTGCTGATGATTTCGATGCTCTTGAAAGTGACGATTTCCTTGATTAACTAAAATGGCAATTTAGTAATAAGGACGGTGAGAAAAATGGAGGCAATTCTTTCCGTTGTTATTGCGGTTCTTTGGTGCATTTCAATGTTCTGTTGGGCAGCAATTTCCGTTGCTGCACTGATTGATCATTTCAAGAATCACAAGTAAGCAAAAATGTCGGGTGGGCGACTGACGGAGTATCTGTTCGGGTGGGTAATAGGTGTAACAATGCAAAAATTGATGATTGACTTAGAAACAAAAAGTGATGTGGATATTACAAAAGCCGGGGTTTACCGCTATGCGGATTCCCCGTATTTTGATATTCTGCTTTTTGCATATTCCGTGGACGATGCCCCAGTGAAGGTAGTTGACCTTGCCTGCGGCGAACAGCTGCCGGAAGAAATCCTCAACGCTCTGACGGATGACCGCATTCAGAAGCACGCCTTCAACGCCAGCTTTGAACGGGTCTGCCTGTCGGTCTGGCTGCGGCGAAACTATCCGGAATGCTTCATTTCCTATGGATTGCCGGAGGATGCCTGCGGCAACTACCTCAGCCCGAAAGCATGGCGGTGTACGATGGTGGCGGCTGCCTATCTGGGCTTGCCGCTGAGCCTTGCCGGCGTGGGGGCAGTTCTACAGTTACAGCAACAGAAAATGTCCGAGGGGAAAGCTCTGATTCGCTATTTCTGCGTACCGTATGACCATGTAAATGGCATTCCGGTGTTTCATGCCCCGACCGATGCTCCAGAGAAATGGAACGTCTTTCTGGCATACAACAAACGGGATGTGGAAACAGAACAAGCGATTGAACAAAAAATCGCTCGGTTTCCTGTGCCGGAATTTGTCTGGCAGGAGTATGTCCTTGACCAGTCCATCAACGATCGTGGAATACAACTGGATTTGCAGTTGGTGCAGCAAGCAATTCGTATGGACACGCTCACGAAAGATAAGCTGCTGCATCAACTGAAAGATCTGACCAACTTGGACAATCCGAATTCTGTTCAGCAGATGAAACAGTGGCTGACGGAACACGGACTGGAGTTAGAATCATTGGGCAAAAAAGAAGTACAGGAACAGCTGAAAACCGCTCCGTCGGACTTGCAAGCCGTATTGCTACTTCGACAACAAGTATCAAAATCCTCGGTCAAAAAGTATCAAGCCATGCAGAACGCCGTCTGCTCGGATGGTCGTGCAAGAGGAATGTTTCAGTTCTATGGTGCAAATCGAACAGGTCGAGAGGCTGGTCGTATCATTCAGCTGCAAAACCTGCCGCAGAATCATCTTCCCGATTTGGAAGATGCACGGGAGCTTGTGAAGTTTGGTGATTTAGAAGCAGTAGAACTGCTGTATGAAGACGTTCCGGACACACTCTCACAGCTGATTCGTACTGCTTTTATTCCAAAATCCGGTTATAAGTTCCTCGTTGCCGATTTCTCTGCCATTGAGGCACGTGTCATTGCATGGCTTGCCGGTGAAACGTGGCGAATGCAGGCGTTCGCAGAGGGCAAAGACATCTACTGTGCCTCAGCATCTAAGATTTTCGGTGTGCCTGTGGTCAAGCATGGCATCAATGGACACCTTCGGCAGAAAGGTAAGGTCGCAGAATTGGCGTGTGGCTACGGTGGCTCGGTCGGAGCAATGAAAGCCATGGGTGGATCGGGAATGTCTGATGCGGAACTGAAACAAATTGTGACGGACTGGCGAACTGCTTCTCCACACATTGTGCAGTTGTGGTGGGATGTAGAAAATGCCGCCATCAAAGCTGTGCGGGATAAAACCGAAACAGAGACCCACGGCATTCACTTCTCTTATGAATCTGGTTTTCTGTTTATCAAGCTGCTGTCTGGCAGACGGTTGGCATATGTCAAGCCACGCATCGGTGAAAATCGCTTCGGCGGTGATTCTATCACTTATGAGGGCATTGGCACGGGCAGAAAGTGGGAACGTTTGGAAACTTACTCCGGCAAGCTGGTCGAAAACATTGTTCAGGCAACCGCACGGGATCTGCTCTTCTATTCCATGCAGACACTATCACAATACTTCATTGTCGGTCATATTCACGATGAAATGATCATCGAATGCCCGAAAGATACAAAGCTGGATGAGATCTGTCAGCAGATGGCGATAACGCCAGACTGGGCAAAGGGACTGTTGCTTCGGGCAGACGGATATGAATGCAGCTTTTACAAGAAAGATTAGGAGGATTCCATATGTTTTACATCAAAGAAAATCTGAATGACACCACCAGTATCTCCGTGGAGATCAACAACGAAAACGTATACTGTCGCTGCCCGCAGTGCGGTGCAGAAGTACCAGTGGATCTGAGTGTTTTCTGGACAGCAGAAAACTTTGACATTTTCAGCAGTGCTGTTTACTGCGATGCCTGCACACTGAAGCGGCTGAAAGGAGTATTGCATGAATCGGTATAATGCCGAAGGGTACATTGATCTCACTGCTTATGAAGCACTGAGCCGTATTGAACGAGAGGAACGCAGGGCGAAAAAAGCTGCCGCTTATCGACCGCTGGTATACATCTGTTCTCCCTATTCCCACGGCTGCATCAATGACAACATCGAAAACGCCAGACGATACAGCCGCTTTGCAGTAGATACCCACTATGTCCCTATCGCTCCCCATTTGCTGTTTCCGCAATTCATGGATGACAGTCTGGGCGAAGATCGTCAGACAGCGATGTTCATGAATTTGGTACTGCTGTCAAAGTGTGCCCAGCTGTGGGTGTTTGGTTCTGTGCGGTCGGAGGGTATGCAGCAGGAAATCAAATGGGCGAAGCGGCGACATATGACCATTCGGTATTTTACAGAAGAACTGGAGGAAACAGAGTGATGTATCAATTTCCACAAATGCTGCAAAAATTGATGGAGTGCCATCCAACGTACCGCAGAAGAATTACACAAAAAGAACTGGCTGAACACGTTGGAGTTCGACCGCAAACAGTCTCTCTGTACCTAAAAGGTGAAACGGCTCCCTCACCGAGGCTTTTATTAAAAATGGCGGATTACTTGTGCGTGTCGACAGATTATCTATTAACTGGGCAAGATGGCAAACAGTCTGGAGATGTAATTACTATGGACTCTTTGCGTGATATACAAAAGCAAGTGTGTGGAATTATGAGTCAGACAAATACGCTGATTGCAGAACTGGAGGCAAAGAAATGAAATTTACGCTTTATACTGCTACTTGTCGTGAAAACGCAAAAAATATCAAATATCCGAATGATGTAGAGGTAATTGACGAGGAAAGTTTGAAGTCTGCGGTGCAATCTGACCATGTTTCTGCGAAATTTACGGATGATAAAAGAAGCAATGCAAACTTCATAGAAAGCGATTGCCTGATGTTTGACTGCGACAATAGACATTCTGAAAACCCAGAAGATTGGGTTACACCTTTGGAACTGGCATTGACATTTCCAGACGTAGCATTCGCAGTTGCCTATAGCAGAAATCACATGAAAAACAAGGGAAACAGAATCGCACGTCCTAAGTTTCATGTCTATTTTGAAGAAGAAAAAGGGATGTCCGTAACAGAACGACAGAATTTGAAAAAACAGGTTCTGGAACAGTTTCCCTATTTCGATGAAAAGGCACTGGACGAGGCACATTTCTTTTTTGGTGTGGAGAATCCAAAAGTGGAATGGTATCAAGGCAATCTGACGCTTGCTGAATTTTTTGAAAAAGATGCTTTTGCAGAATGGGATGCTCAGACGGAATTAATCCAAGAAGGCTCCAGAAACAGCACGATGAGTCATATCGCTGGAAAACTGATCAAGCGTTATGGCAATACAGAGGCAGCGTATCAATTGTTTCAAAAGGCAGCAGAAAAGTGCAACCCACCATTGGCGGAATCAGAACTGCACATGATTTGGCAGAGTGCAAAAAATTTCGGAAAGCGAGTATCCAAACAGGACGGATATATTGCTCCGGAGTTATACGGGCAGATGTATAGCCTGCGACCGGAGGATTATTCCGATATTGGGCAAGCAAAAGTTTTTGCAGAACAGGTACAAGGCGAACTTGCCTATACAGATGCAACCGAATACTTATGCTATTTGCAAACACACTGGGTAGAATCGAAACAGACTGCTGTTGGCAGATGCGAAGCATTTCTGGACAAGCAGCTGGAAGAAGCAGAACGAACGCTGGAAATGACACACAAGATGCTGCTGGACAGCGGAGTAGATGCTGAAACAATTTCCAAGGGCGGAAAGGTGCTGGAAAAAGCCGTGGATGACGTCAGCAGAAAAGCGTACATCGAATATCGTTCTGCCCTGACTTACCGAACTTTCGTCATGAAACGCAGAGATATGAAGTACATCTCTTCGGCATTACAAGCAGCAAAACCGATGCTGCTGAAAGATATCGCAGATTTTGACAGTCAGGAGTTCTTGCTAAACACACCGACAGCAACCTATGACTTGCAGAAAGGCGTGAATGGTGGAAGATCGCACAATCCGGAGGATTACCTCACAAAAATGACTGCTGTTTCGCCGGACAACGTGGGAGAAGAAATTTGGAAAGATGCCTTGCATTGCTTTTTCTGCGGCGATCAAAGTTTAACGGATTATGTGCAGCAAATCTGCGGGCTTTGTGCGATTGGAAAAGTGTATCAAGAGGCATTGATTATTGCCTACGGCGAAGGCAGCAACGGCAAGTCCACCTTCTGGAATGCCATTTCACGGGTGCTTGGAAGTTACAGCGGAACAATGTCCGCAGATGCATTGACGGTCGGCTGCAAGCGAAATGTAAAGCCGGAAATGGCAGAACTCAAGGGCAAACGGCTGGTCATTGCAGCAGAACTGGAAGAAGGCATGCGGTTGAATACTGCGGTCATCAAGCAGCTTTGTTCCACGGATGAAATCCAAGCGGAGAAGAAATACAAGGATCCGTTCCGCTATACACCTGCTCATACGCTGGTGTTATACACGAACCACCTGCCGAGGGTTGGAGCCAACGATGATGGAACGTGGCGTAGATTGATTGTGATCCCGTTTCTGGCAAAGCTGGAGGGGAAATCTGACATCAAGAATTTTGCAGATTATCTGGTCGAACACGCTGGCGGAGCAATTCTGTCTTGGGTGATGGAGGGAGCGAAACAAGTCATTGACCGACAATTCAAACTGGAAGTTCCACAGTGCGTCAAAAAAGCAATCCACGCATATCGGGAAAGCAACGACTGGATGTCGGCATTTCTGGAAGACTGCTGTGATGTAGATAAGACCTACCAGCAAAAATCAGGCGAATTGTATCAGGAGTATCGTTCGTATTGTTCCAGAAATGGAGAGTATACCAGAAGCACGACAGACTTTTATACGGGTTTGGAAAATGCAGGGTTTGAACGAAAGAGAACCAAGAAAGGTGTCATCGTTTATGGCTTAAAAATCAAGTCAGAATTTTTAGAATAATGGGCGGGGGTGACGGTCGGAGAGGGTCATTTCGTAAACTTTTACTATAGGTAATTTTTACCAAATCTTCAGCCTAAAAGGGGTTTTATATATTGACCGTAACAGACCATCACCCCAGAAAAGAAAAAACTTGAAAAGAGGGCTAAAATGCGTGAAAAAATGATTGAAAGCCGGTTCGTGCAAAAGGTGCAGTCCAGAGGAGGTCTTTGTTGGAAGTTTACAAGTCCGGGAACGGATGGAGTGCCGGATCGAATCGTATTGATGCCGGGTGGAAAAATTGCTTTTGTGGAAGTAAAGGCTCCGGGTGAGAAGATGCGGGCGTTACAAATCCGGAGAAAACAACAGCTTGAGAGAGTGGGCTTTTCCGTGTATTGTCTGGATAGTCTGGAACAAATCCGCCCCATTTTGGATGAAGTCGGAGGTGAAACACCGTGAAGTTCATTCCGCACGACTATCAGCAATATGCGATTCAGTTTTTGACGGAGCATCCTGTGGCAGCACTTCTTCTGGATATGGGGTTGGGGAAGACTGTCACAACATTGACAGCAATCAACGAGTTGTTGTTTGACCGCTTTGAAATCCGCCGTGTTTTAGTGATTGCACCCCTTCGTGTGGCACGGGATACTTGGTCAGCAGAAATTGAAAAGTGGGAACATTTGAAGCATCTGAAATACAGTGTAGCAGTTGGAACATCCGCAGAACGCAGACAAGCCCTGCATGCAAAGACGGATATTTGCATTCTGAATCGTGAGAATATCAGTTGGCTGGTAGAGGAAAGCCATATTCCGTTTGACTTCGATATGCTGGTGATTGATGAGTTATCCGGTTTTAAGAATCATCAGACGAAACGATTCAAGGCACTGATGAAAGTTCGACCAAAGGTGAAACGCATTGTTGGCTTAACGGGAACACCGTCCAGTAATGGTTTGATGGATTTATGGGCGGAATTTCGTTTGCTGGATATGGGACAGCGACTTGGAAGATTTATTGGACAATATCGAACAGCCTATTTTCAGCCGGATAAACGAAATGGGATGGTGGTTTATTCTTACAAGGCATTGCCGCAGGCAGAGAAACAAATCTATGATAAAATTTCAGACATCACCATTTCCATGAAAGCGATTGATTATTTGCAAATGCCAGAACTTTTGTTGACAGAAGTTCCAGTTCGTCTTTCTAAGCAAGAAAGAGAACGATATCAGCAATTGAAACAGGAATTGGTGTTAGACTTGCCGGATGGCGAGATTACCGCCAATAATGCTGCGAGTCTATCCAACAAACTTTCCCAACTGGCGAATGGTGCAGTGTATGACGATACCGGAGCGGTGATTCCCATTCACAACCGAAAGCTGGATGCACTGGAGGACTTGATAGAGGCGGCCAACGGCAAGCCCGTTCTGGTGGCGTATTGGTTCAAGCATGATTTGGAGCGGATTCAAGAGCGACTGCGAAAGCTGAATGTTTCCTATCAGGAAGTCCAATCCTCCGACAGTATCCGGAACTGGAACGCCGGAAAGCTGCAAGTTGGTCTGCTGCATCCTGCCGCTGCTGGTCATGGCTTGAACTTACAGGCAGGCGGTTCTCACCTGATTTGGTTCGGACTGACATGGAGTCTGGAACTCTACCAGCAGACCAACGCCAGACTGTGGCGGCAGGGGCAGCAGTCCGAAACGGTTGTCATTCAACATCTCATCACCAAGGGTACGATTGACGAACGCATCCTGAAAGCCCTGACCCAGAAAGAACAAACCCAGACCGCTTTGATGCAGGCAGTCAAAGCAGAACTTGGAGGTAGCAGATGAATATCATTTGGCAGTACTTAGACAAACGGAGTGCCGCTGTAAACGCACTGAAGGATTATAGTAGCATGGCTTACATCCTTGCACACACAGACGAAGAAATCACACAGGTGCATGAAGACACCACAACCCTTGGCAGTCCGGCATTTACAGATATGCCGGGCGGCAGTCCGAACCCGCAGTCCGGCGAAATGCGAATCATCACTGCCATTGACGAAATCGATGTGCTGCGGGAACGGTATCGTCAGGCAAAGGAGTACATGGAATGGTTTCAGCCTGCATGGGACAGCCTGTCGGAGGATGAACGGTATGTGCTGGAACAGTTCTATTGGCAGGAAGAAGATGCCTTTGATGCTATTTCCGCAATCAGCAATCGTTTTCACATTGAGCGGAGTTCTGCATACAAACGTAAAAACCGTGCGGTTTCCAAGTTGACCCTGTTGCTGTTTGGAAAGTGAATGTCCAAAATCGAGGATGACTTTTGCAAAAAGGTGTGATATAATAATATCATAGAAAACTGGCCGAAAGCCCTGTGGTGTTCCACATGGGCTTTCGTTGTATCCGGAGGTGAACCTTATGCCAAGGAAGGCACTGAAACCATGCAAGCATCCCGGCTGTCCCAATCTGACAGACGGTTTGTACTGTGCAGAGCATCAGCCCCTGCACCCAGACCGACCGTCTGCCGCCAAGCGTGGCTAC